AGAATGAGGTATGTTCCGTATGCGACCAAACCATCTCAGACTCTCATAAACATGAGATTCTCGAGTCAGCGAAGTCAGAAGCAAAGTCGCTTCAATCCCAACGCAGTAAGATCAGTGAGGACGGGAGCAAGGTGGAGGAAGCGATTAGCGAGACCAGCGAGTTACTTCGAACGCTACGATCTAAAGTATCTCAACTCGGTGAGAACAACAGGGAGATCTCTGCGCTCCAGAACCAAATCCAAGAGTACCAGTCTGCCTTAAATAATCAGGTTGGTGCTGACTTAACTGAAGCAAAGAATGATCGCGATAAGATGAAACGTGATAAGGATAAAATGCTCGAAGATAAAATTACTATGTCTGAGCAGTTTAACTACAACACGGTTATCGCTGAAATGCTCAAAGATACTGGAATTAAAACAAAAATTATTAAACAGTATATGCCAGCGATCAATAAACTTGTAAACCAATATTTGCAAGTTCTTGACTTCTTTGTACACTTTAATCTAGACGAGTCATTTCAGGAAACTATACGGTCACGTCATCGTGATGAGTTTACCTATGACTCGTTTAGTGAAGGTGAAAAGCAACGTATTGATCTTGCCTTGCTTTTCACATGGCGTCAAATTGCTAAGATGAAAAATAGTGTTGCTACTAATCTTCTTATCCTTGACGAAACTTTTGATTCTTCTTTGGATCATGAGGGTGTAGATAATCTATTAAAGATACTATATACGCTCGACGATGATACGAATGTATTTGTCATCTCTCATAAAGGTGAGATCCTTGACGGTAAGTTTAAATCAAAGATAGAATTCAAGAAAGAAAAAAACTTTAGCAAAATGGTTGCTTAGTGCTTTACTTTTGTCTCAAAATGAGTTATAATATGATACATATTTTTACACGGAGAAAATTATGGAATTGAATGAAACCACCATGTCGGTGTTAAAAAACTTTGCGGGGATCAATCAAAATCTATTGATCAACGAAGGTAATACAATTAAAACTATTTCGGAAGCGAGGAACGTTGTCGCCACTGCGGTTGTAAGCGAAGAGTTTCCACAGCGGTTCGGCATCTATGACTTGAATGAGTTTATTGGTGTGCTTGGACTCGTAGATAAACCAAACCTGAAGTTCGGTGAAGAATCAGTGACCGTCAGCGATGAGTCTGGTCGCTCAAGTATTAAATACTTCTTCTCACCTGAAGAAACTTTGACCTCGCCAACAAAAGATATTAACATGCCTGATGCAGACGTTTCGTTTGTATTGGATAACGAAACTATGAACAAGGTCAAACGTGCTGCAGCGACGTTGGGTCATAGCGAGTTGTCTATTAGTGCGAATGATGGCGTGTTAAAACTGTCAGTTGTTGACAGTACGAACTCAACTTCAAATGTTTATTCTATTGACCTTGACGGTAATTATCCTGAGGGTGCGGTGTTCAACTTTATTATGAGCATTCCTAACCTGAAGGTGTTACCAGGAGATTACGAGGTGAGTGTTTCATCTAAGTTGATCTCTCAGTTTAAGCATACTGAAATGAACGTTCGTTATTGGATCGCACTTGAAAAATCATCAACATTTGGAGTATAAAGACATGTCTGATAATACTAAAGAACTTATGAAACTGGGTAATCAAGTTTCTCGTTCTACAGTCGCCGTTATTGATGCCGTCACACAACGTGGTGGATTTAAAGGCGAAGAACTCTCTACCATCGGTACACTTCGTGACCAAGCAATCCAGATTATTTCTCTGGTAGAGCAGATGGAACAAGAGTCAGCGATGGAAGATGGCGATTAGACTTTACTTTCTCCACCTTTTGAATTATAATTATATTATGGGAGTATGTAAATGTCTAACGAATTTCTTTGGGTCGAAAAGTATCGTCCCCGCAAAGTAGAAGATTGTATCTTAGAACCTAAACTGAAAGATACATTCAATAAAATCATTAAGTCCGGAGAAGTGCCTAATATGCTTTTCTCTGGATCAGCAGGTCTTGGTAAGACTACGGTCGCCAAGGCAATCTGTAATGAACTTGATCTTGATCATATTGTCATCAATGGATCGGAAGAGGGCAATATTGATACTCTCCGTGGCAAGATCAAACAGTTCGCAAGTACTGTCTCACTTCAGGGTGGCATCAAGGTTGTCATTCTGGATGAGGCAGACTACTTGAACCCTCAGTCAACTCAACCTGCGCTTCGTGGGTTTATCGAAGAGTTCAGTAATAACTGTCGGTTTATCCTTACTTGTAACTTCAAGAATCGTATCATTGAACCACTACACAGTCGGTGTGGCGTCTATGACTTTAACGTCGGAGATAAAGCAACACTGTGCGGTGAGTTCATGTCTCGTTGTCAGCAGATCCTACTTGATGAAGGTGTAACGGTTCATAAACCGCAAGTTCTCGCTGATGTTATTATGAAGTTCTTCCCCGACTGGCGTCGTGTGCTTAATGAACTACAGCGATACAGTATGACTGGATCCATTGACGAAGGTATTATGGTCAATGTATCTGATCAAAATTATGATCAACTTTTTGTTTCTTTAAAAAATAAAGATTTCAAAACTATGCGAAAATGGGTTGTAAACAATATAGATACTGATGCGAGTGCAATCTTCCGTTCTATTTACGATCGGATGACTGATAAAATCGCACCACAATCTATTCCTCAACTCGTGTTGATTCTTGCTGACTATCAGTATAAGAATGCGTTTGTTGCGGATCATGAACTAAATGTAGTCGCTTGTTTAACGGAGGTCATGGCGAATGTCGAATTCAATTAAACTATACACTCAAAACGATTGTCCATATTGTGTAATCATGAAAAAGAAACTCACCTCTTGGGGTTATGAGTTTGAAGAAGTAAATGTAAGCAACGATCGCTTTGCTAAAAACTTCTTGAAAGAGCGTGGTCATAGGACGGTTCCCCAGTTATACTCTGAAGGAGTAAACTTAAATAGAGGTATAGACACTCACGATTTCACTAAACGTCATTTAGAACTTATGTTAATAGAAAATGACGGTGGTGTGGAGATGTTTGGATGAGGCGTGCTTGGACTATTTGGTGCAAGACGATTGGGAGTAAAATAACAGATGATAACCGTGAAAATGATATTGCAGCAATCATCCGTACTATATGGGTTGTTACTCATATGGTCGCTTGCTTTTTTATCATCGCTCATAACGGTATAAAGATTGGTTGGTTCTGATGAATCCCTTTGATTATGTAAATGCGATTAATTACAAGAAACAAAATATTATGGTTGACGATGTTGCGGAGAAAGGTTATGCTCCATACATGGTCAATCGTTCTTTGTCTTATTTTGCCGATACTGTCCTTATGGCAAATGAGATGAATGTCAACCATCATATTGACAACCGTCTTCAATTTGATTTTCTTATAAATATAGTGCGAAAGAAAAAACGGTTTTCGAAATGGGCAAAACCTGAGACCGTGAGTGACGTGGAAGTTGTTAAGGAATATTATGGGTATAGCAATGAAAAAGCAAAATCTGCCTTATCCCTTCTCACATCAGATCAGATTAATGAATTAAAGAAGAAGGTTTTTAAAGGTGGAAGAAAATAAATTAATAGAGTGGACACCTTCCTCTATGTTAGAGGTTACTCTTAACGAACCAGATGATTTTCTAAAGGTTCGCGAGACATTGACTCGTATCGGTGTTGCATCTCGTAAAGATAAAAAGTTATACCAGTCCTGCCATATTTTACATAAGCAGGGACGTTACTTTATTGTTCACTTCAAAGAGTTATTCTTGCTTGATGGTAAAAAGTCTAACTTAGAAGAAAACGATATCGCTCGCCGCAATACTATTGCACAACTAATGAGCGACTGGGGGTTAATTACCATCGAAGGAACGAAGGCAGAACCTCTCGCTCCTATGAGACAAATTAAAATTATTCCTTACAAAGAAAAACAGGAATGGGATTTATGTCCCAAATATAATATAGGAAATAAATGATGAGAATGGATGATCTAGGTGGTATGCAAGATAGACCACGAAAAGTAAAAGTTCCCTCAGTCGTTATTCACGACCGTGAACTCGGTGAATGGGCAATCAAAAGATCCTCGGATTATTTTGCCGGAAAGACTGTAGTTCTATTCGGACTTCCTGGTGCTTTTACACCTACTTGCTCTGATGAAATGCTACCAGCATATGATAAATTATTTGACAGTTTTAAAGCATCTCATGTAGATGATATTATTTGCTTTTCAGTAAATGATGCTTTCGTTATGAATGCTTGGTTCAAAGAACTTGGGATTAAAAATGTAAAACCGATGCCAGATGGTAACGGTGAGTTCAGTGAAGCGATGGGTCTATTAGTAGATAAGAAACATCTAGGTTTTGGAAAAAGAACTTGGCGTTGTGCGTTTATTATCAAGGACGGATGGATTGAGTTTGGTACAGTAGAAGAAGGTCAATCAGACGTTGGTGCAGACTCAGATCCTTACGAGCAAACCACTCCTGAGTTTTTACTTGAACAAGTAAGAGGACTTAACAAAACTATGACAGCGAAGGTTGTGTAAAATGAAATTTATATATGATGCATGGAATGTGGTTATGGATCACAAGTCAAATCCATTGAGTAACATTCAAGATTTACAAGTTAGACACATCGTGATGCAATTCCTTGCATGGATGTGGTGTATTATCTTTTCTATGAGCATTGGGTCTGTTACCGTCTTTGGTGTCAGTGCAGTTGCTCATGCTTTGTTGATTGCGGGTATAGTTGCCACGGTAGGTGTATTTGAAACAGCAAAGCGTAAACCAGAAGTTTTTAAGTTGCGCTCTGGATATCACAGTGTAAGTCGCAGTCGCCAATATATGTGGGTTAATGGGCAGAAAGTTGTACTTGATGCTCGTGATCCTGGTGGCGAACACGAATAATATATATATTATTGTGATGCCCGATAAGGGGTCACGTTTTAACCTTGCTATCCAATAGGAGGTACATATGACTGGAAGCATAGTTTACCCACGAAATGGGTTTATCGGTTTTGACCACATCTTCGATCAACTTGAGAATATTCACAAGCAATCGAAGGATACTTATCCACCACACAATGTAGTTAAGAACGAGGAACTTCTGTT